ATTGTCAACGACTACGCCATCAAGCATGACTGGAAGCTAAAGGAAAGAGGCGGCGCCCGCCGCTCCGTGTCCGCCAACGCAGGACCGCTTACGGCCTTCGACGTCGAGCGCATGAAGTGCAGAAACATCCCGCTCTCGGAAGCCAGGAAGATCATCAGTCACATTGACGCAGACGCATACAAAGACTGGCTTGAGGTCGGCATGGCGCTGCACCTGGAGTACGACGGCTCGGACGAAGCATTCCGACTCTGGGACGAATGGAGCAGCAAGTCGGCAAATTATCCGGACAAAGGATCCAAGGCACTCGCGGAAAAATGGGCGTCATTTGTTGAAATCGGCAAATGCAAGGAAGAGCTGATCCGCATGCCGACCGTGATCGCCAAAGCGGAAGAGGCCAAAGCCAGCCGGGAAAAGCAGATGCGAATCGCGGCTAAAGCGGAATTCACTGCCGCACTGGCTAAATGCACCGACGAGTTTGACGTCGAGACATTAGCGAGAAAAACCTCACTGTCCAACCGTGCAGACAGAGAGGTTTTCACGAATTACGCTTTAAAACGCCTGAAAGAATTGGGCGCCGGATCAATCACAAAGACGAGTATACAGGGATGGTTTAAGAAAAGTACCTTTTCCGATTACGCACCCAATGAACTCGGCCTGGCAGAAAGGATGCGCGACACCTACAAGGGCGGATTGAAATGGGACTGTATTAACGGTCAGTGGTATACATGGAACGGAATCCGCTGGAAGAAAACGCCCAACGAGGCCATCATGGGCTACGCCAGGATGACGGTCGAATCCTTATTTGAAGAAGCCAAAGGCCTAGACAGCGAGAGCGCGGTTAAGCTCAAAGACTTCGCCTCCAAGTGCTGCAATCCCAAGACCTGGGAGAACATGCTCAAGGCTTTTAAGTCTTTCTCCGACGGAGACAACAGCGTACTTATCAGCCCGCACGAGCTCAACCAAAATCTGCGCTACTTCGGAGTGAACAACGGCGAGATCGACCTAAAGACCGGTGAATTTATTCCCGGGGATCCCGCGCACATGATTACGCTCCATTCCCCGGTCAACTACGACAAGGACGCGACTTGTCCTTATATCGACGACCGAATGCTGGAGATATGCAACGGTGATCCGGAGATCGTTGAGTTCTATTACGACATTTTCGGCGCCGGAATGACGGGGCGCCTGCGCAGGTCTTTCTTAATCATGTTCGGTTTAGGCCACAACGGTAAATCCGCACTGCTCAACCTCGCGATCAAGATGATGGGCAACGGCCAAGAGGGCTATCACGTCGGGGCCGACCAAAAGACTTTTATCGAGGGAAAAGGCGGCTCGGCCGGCGGCGCCAGAGAAGACATCACGCGACTTAAAGACAAGCGGCTGGTGACACTCGTGGAGACCTCCGACGGCAGCCGCCTCAATAGTTCTCTGGTTAAACAGTTGACCGGCGGCGACCCGATGACCGGACGTCAGACATGGGCCAAGAGCTCAATCACTTTCACACCGTGCTGTCTGCCGGTGCTCGTGTCCAACCATAAGCCGATCGTAGAAGACCAGAGCGAGGGCATGTGGGATCGTCTGCTGCCCGTGCGCCATCTGGGCAACTTCAACGCCGAACGCGCGGACCCCTTGTTCGACCAAAAGTCTGAGGCTGAGCTTTCCGGATTCTTGAATAAATGCATTGCCGGCGCCCTCCGCTTTCAGCAGCGCGGCCTGCGGGTGCCGGAGGCCATACGCAAAGAGCAGAAAGCATACAGATCGGCCCAAGACCCGATGTCGGACTTTTTCGCAGAGCACTGCGCTATCGAGCCTGATGCGCGGTGGCCGCGGTCTGAGGCTTACAACGCCTGGAAGCAGTATGCAAGGGACTCTAGCGTCCCGCAGTATCAGGAACGGAAGAAATGGTTTTTTAACGCAATGGAGGAAAGAGGTTTTGAAACTATGAAATCTGACGGAATTATGTGTTTCAAAGGTATTCGTATAAAAGCAGTCGGTTTTGAGGCTGTCGATTAAGGATTAGAGGGGTAATAGGGCAAAAAGGCAAAAATACCATCTATTTCCTAAACTTCTCTCACATACGCGTATAGGGAAGTTTAGGAAAAGAGCCTAAAAAATGCCTTTTTGCCCTGAATTTAAGGGTTAATACTATGCTTTTAGAGAAAGAATCAAAGGTTTTAGAAAAGGTAAAGATTTTATCTGCTGCGTCCGAATATGCAGAAAAGGCCGGACGAGTTTGGGACAGTAACCTTTATCGCGGAGAAATGTACAACTGTCCTCCGAGCAAAATCGTTCTCAATTTTATGGAGACATTCCACACGTTAGACGCTTTCGTTTACGGATCATGTGACGAGAGCGGTTTGTTCGGATGCGACCCCGCAAACCACTGGACGATCCAGGTCGGCTACTCTGAATCGGCGCCTGAGGCATGGAAGGGAGACGGCAAAAGCGGATACTGCGAGGCCTATGCAGTGGTGACGTACAACCGGAAAGGCGAAAGACGAGTACGCATTTTCGGAATCCCGGAAGCTATTGCAACGGTGTACGCGAGACTGTTTTTCACAACGCGGTTAGGCGGTACACCTTTTGGCATCGGCTTTCACAGCTCAAACGGCATTGTCACGGAAGTTTGAGCTTTAGCGGTTTAGACGCTTCCGGCGGCGGCAAACCGCTGGAGGCATCCCGGGGAGATAAGAATGACCGAAAAACAATCAACCTATCAACCTCATACGGTATTACCTCATGACGCCCAGAGATTACTCACAGAAGCCGCGAAAGCGGCACAAAAACTTCATGGACTCGGCCGCCAGCGGACCTTACAAGCGGCGATTGAAAGAGTTAAGAGAGAATATCCGCAGCACTTTAGGCCTTAGGGCCGGAGGCGTCGACTTTATCGGCCCGCTGGGAGCGTATGTCGGCGAGAGCCATCAGGCCGCGAGATATACAGACAATGAAGTCCTGCAGTGCATTGATTTACGCCTGGCAGGATTTTCGCTTAACGAGATATCGAAAAAAATGGAAATACCAAAGCGAACGGTCAGAGACTTTTTCGCAGGAAGAATAAGAGGCAAACATCCGGTGAAGTTCGTTAAAGCAATGATCAATGAATAGGGCGAGAAGGCGTCAAAATCGACCGCTGGAGAGCGATCCACAAAAATTAATAGGATTTATCGTCCGAGGAAATTTGAACGACTGTAGAAGCGGCAAATCGGTTTTAAGGAAATACGGCGCCGGAAACAAAACGACTAAAATAAGCGTCAGGAGATTGACGGCATGAATCTACAAAGGTATAAAGAATACAAAGCGAACATCAAGCGGACCGCAGATTTTTTAGAGAAGATTGCGGCGTTTTCCTTTGGTGTTGCGGCTTTTCAGGATAAACCGAGCGGAATTATTTTCTGCGCAGTGTTTTTCGCTACGGCACAAATACTTACGACATGGGAGGCGAAATTATGAACTTTTGGTTCTACGCTTACATAATGGCAGGCGGTGTTGCGGCATATGGCTTTCTCATGGTGTACCTTGCCTACAGGGAAAAGAATAAGTGATGACTAGCGCATGGTTCTTGTATACCTGCTTTGTGGCAGCGGTCGGCGTGCTGGCCTTAATCCTCTTTTTTGGAAAGGACCAAAAGCACGAGCACAAATAGTGCGCATTATTGGGCGACAGCCTCCGATAATCAACTCATTGATTACGGAGGTTTTATTATGCCGGGAACCAAATTCGGAACGATTGAAAGACTTACAGCCAGGCAGGCCGCCTTCGTTAGCGAATATCTGAAAAACGGCGGCAATGCGACCGAGGCTTACAAAAAAGCGGGATATGCAGGCAGCAAAGACGAAGTAATTTGGGCAAATGCAGCTCGATTGCTCAAGACCGATAAGGTCGCCCGCGCGATAGCGAAGCGGCAGGCCGAGCGCAACGAAAGAATGCAGTTGGAAGAGGACTTCGAGCTCAAAAAAGCGATTGATATCCTTGAAAAATGCTCTGAGCCGCAACAGGTTTACAACTTCGACGGCAAACCGAAGAAAGACAAAGCGGGCCACGCGGTTTTTATGTTTGACTCCAAGGGCGCGAACCAGGCGCTCACAACGATATGCCGATTAAGAGGTAAATTCAGAGACAAACTGGAAGTCACTCAGGACGTCAGTGACCGCGCCAATCGTTTAGCGCAGATCCTGGCGGCCGTGGAGAAGGACGAAAAATAGCAATATGGCGGACTGTTCCTCCGCCATATGATATATATAAATCAATGAGTTATAAACGATACTGCTATTTTGTCCATCAATTTGTCCACCGCTCGGCAGTCGGATGAGGCATCCCCCGGCGCCCCTGCACCTCGGAGCAAACGGGGTGTGATCGAGCCGCACCAATCGGTTACCCTCGATATTTATTAGAGGGGTTATCAATAGACGAAGGGTGTCCGAAATTCGGCGGTCGGAGGGGTGAAACCCCCAAATCAGCCCCGACGAGGGGCGTTATCATGGACCGATAGGCAATATCTGTAATTTGACCGCGCGAGGGGTGATTTTATTTCCTCCCCTCCATCCCATTACCCATACCGCATTTGGATTGACGGTGGTCTTATGGACAATGAAAAATTAGCAAATCAAAATTACGAGCTGAACTTACAGAAGCTCGCAGTGCGGTTCAGTAACGATCCGCTCTCATTCGTGCGCCACGCATTCCCCTGGGGCGAAGGGATCCTAGAGAAGTACGACGGGCCCGATACCTGGCAGGAGAAAATCCTCGGCGACATCAGGGACCGATTGCAAAACGGTGAGACCCGCTACCAGGCGATCCAAATTGCCGTGGCGTCCGGACACGGAATCGGAAAGACCGCTTTAGTCGCCTGGGTCATTCTCTGGGCGATATGCACCTATCCGGATACAAAAGGCGTTATCACTGCCGAAACGGGCCGCCAGCTTTTAACCAAGACGTGGTCCGAGCTCCATAAATGGCACTCAGTCTGCATTTTCAAGGACTGGTTCGAGGTCGCGGCCGAATCCATCTACTCTCTCCAAAAGGGACACAAATACACCTGGAGAATCGACGCCATTCCATGGAACGAAAGTAATACCGACGCTTTCCAGGGCCTGCATAACCAAGGCAAAAGAATCCTCGTTTTATTCGACGAAGCGTCCGTGATCGCTGAGAAAATCTACGAGGTGACCAAAGGAGCCTTGACCGACAAGGATACGCAGATCATTTGGTGCATTTTCGGAAACCCGACACGACCCGAGGGCGCCTTTTTCGACGCTTTCCACAAACAGCGCCACCGCTGGCTGCATTACAACATCGACTCCAGAACGGTCAAGATCACGAACAAGGAACTCCTGCAGCAGTACGTGGACGACTACGGCGAGGACTCCGACTTCGTGAAAGTTCGTGTGCGCGGTGTCTTCCCGTCGACATCTGCCAAACAGTTCATTACCCGAGAGGACGTGGACGCAGCGGTCAACCGTCCGGTAGGCGTCATGAACTACGGCGCCACCATTGCCGTCTTAGGCGTGGACGTCGCGCGAGAAGGCGACGACAGATCAGTGATCGCAACGAAAATCGGTCGCGACTGCACCATGCCCTTAAAAATTTTCCGAGGACTTACCGGGCCCCAGCTCGGAGAGCAGGTCATTCTTTACGCCAGGGAGCTGCAGAAACTCGGCATCCCGAAGATCTACATCAATATCGACTACACCGGTGTCGGCGCCTCACCTTACGACTACATGGTCGATAAAGTTCCGCATATCCATAAGGTGATCGCGGCCAACCGCTCCAGCAATACCGAGCGCTGGGCAAACAAACGAGCGGAAATGTGGGATCGGATGAGAGACTTTATCCGCGACAACGGGTGTCTCCCCAATAGCCCTGAGCTTGCCGACGACTTGTGCATCCCTGAAAAGCTCCTTGACCGCAAAGGGCGACTGCTTCTGGAGAGCAAGGAGTCAATGAAAAAACGCGGTATGAATTCCCCTGATACCGCCGACGCTTTAGCGCTTTGTTTCGCCGTACCGATCCAGGAGTATCTCGACGGCCCGGCCAATATGCCGCGGCTCACCGAGAGACGGAAACGGCATATCCGCAATCCCTACAAGTCGCTGTAAAAGTGCGCATTGAATTTGTCCGGAGATCGACAATGCGCCCATGGAAAAAGTATTGACCTTTAGACCTGTCACGGTCGCGGAAGTTTTCGGCGCTCCGGACGCCGACACGCTGATCTCGGAATACATGGCCGAGTCAGGCAACCCCTTTTTGCCTCAAAAGCCAAACGTCGAGTATTACCGCAAGGCCGAGGAGTCAGGCGCCTTTCATGTGATCGGCGCCTTTAGCGGTGAGCGGCTTGTCGGATTCGGCTCCTTCGTGCTTACCGTCATCCCGCATTACTCCACGATGACGGCCTCGGTCGAGTCGGTTTTCTTGTTGAAAGAGTTTCGGCGCGGTGCCGCTGGCTTCAGGCTTATTAACGCTATAAGCCAAGCCGCCAAGGACGCCGGCGCCTCAGGTATCTACTGGGGATGCAGAAGCGGCTCGCGCCTGGAGACTTTGTTCGAGAGGGTCCCGAGGTTTACACGCATGAACACCGTTTTTTATGAGGCCCTGGCATGACTGAAATCGTAATCGCTGAAATACCGCCCAACACGTCCGGAGAACTGGAGGCTATGGCCGCAGGCGTCGAGGAAATGCGCGCGGCGCCCCAGGTCGAGATTAAGACCAAAAGCTTCATTCATGCCGGCATGTATTGCCGCACGTGCTTAGTCCCCAAAGGCGTGGCGATCGCCGGCGCCTTAATCAAGATCCCGACGGTCATCATGGTCACCGGGGACTTCGCCATGACCTGCGGCGGCAGGACCGTCCGCTTAAAAGGCACACATATTTTCCGAGCCTCGGCAGGCCGCAGACAGATTTTTGTCGCCTACGAGAACACCACTATTTCCATGTCCTTTGCTACCCGGGCCAAGACGCTCCTGGAAGCAGAGGCCGAATTTACTGACGAAACCGATCTTTTAATGTCACGGGGAGAATGAATATGAGCGGAGCAATTTCTGCCACTACAGCTGTAGCAATCAGTGCCGGCGTGGCCGCGGTAGGTACCGCCGCCTCCGTTATGGCGAGCAACAAGCAGGCCCGACAGCAGAAGGCCGCGGCCAAGGAAGCACAGCGCAATAACGAGATTACTCAGACGAAGGCCCGCGAGGATATGCGCCGCCAGAACGCTAAAGAGGCCGATGTCTCCAGCATTTATGAGCAGAACTTAGATCAGAACGCATCCGGAGGCTCGACGCTGCTGACAGGGCCCGAGGGCATCAATAACTCCGATCTGACCTTAGGCAAGGGCAACAAGCTCGGAGCCTAAAAGCGAGGCACCGATGGACAAGAAGGAATTACGTGCGCACATCCTGTCGCGCTGGCAAAAGCTCAAGACGGAGCGCGATCCCTTTATCCCGCAGTGGAAAAGTATCGCCACGCATATCCGCCCGGCAACAGGCAAATTCCTGCTGCGCGGACCGAAGAACGAGGCGCGCGAACGCTTCAATGAGATTTTCGACAATACGGCTACCGGCGCCAGCAACCTATTGTCCTCCGGATTGATGTCCGGACTTACGGACCCTAGCCAGCAGTGGTTTTATCTCACGACCGGCAGTCCCACACTGGATGAGTCTCCTGCCGTGAAGCAGTGGCTCGCGGATGTGTCCCAGGTCATCTACATGGGCCTATCGAGAACGAACGCCTATCAAAGCCTGCATCACTTCTGGCTGGAGGTCAGCCTTTACGGCACTGCCGCAATGATGATCCAGGAAGACGACGAACGCGGCTTCTACTGCTACCCGTTCACAATCGGCGAGTATGCGATCGCCTGCAACCATAAGGGCATCCCGGATACTCTGTATCGCGAGCTGATGATGACGGTCGCGCAAATCGTTCAGCAGTATGGCTATGAGAATGTCCCGCGCGGCATTAAGGCGCTCTATGACCAACGGCAATACGACCAAGAGAAGGCCGTCATCCATGCCATTGAGCCGAGATACGATCGCGACATCACCAAGCAGGACAACAAGAACATGCCGTATCGTGCGGTTCACATGCTGGTCGACGCCGACAGTGACGAGCACTCGATTCTCCTGGAATCCGGGTATAACGAATTTCCGGCAATCGTGGGCCGCTGGGGAGCAATCTCGACCGATACCTATTCCTGCGAATCTCCGGGCATGACCGCGCTGGGTGACGTGCGCCAGCTCAAGCACGAGCAGATGCAAAAAGGCAACGCGATCGACTTGATCGTCGATCCCCCGAGACTTCTGCCGACGTCGGCCAAGGACGCCGAGCTTGACTTCGCCCCGGGCGGCTTAAGTTTCGTGGACATGCCGACCAACGGCAGTCAGTCGAATAACGCCACCACTGCGGTCGGAAACATCAACCCGATCACCGTGGACATCCAAGAAGTTCAAGGCAGAATCAAGGCGGCATTCTTTACCGACCTTTTCCTCATGCTCTCCAACCAGGCCGAGATCGCGCGCATGACCGCGACCGCGGTGGCGAGACTCCAGGAGGAAAAACTCATCATGCTCGGACCGATTTTGTCTCGGTTCAACAACGAGGTTCTGAATCCTTTTATCGGCCGCATTTTCTCGATCCTCTCCCGCGCCGGAGTTTTTCCGCCTCCGCCCCAGGAGCTCCAGGGCACTGAGTTAAACATTGAGTACACCTCCATGCTTGCCCGATCTCAGAAAGAGGTCCAGGCCAACACCGACATGGAGGCCATTACGCAAGTCTGCCAGCTGGCGCAAGTTGACCCGTCGGTGCTTGACCGCATCAACTTGGATAACGCCATCAAGATCATTTTCGACAAGAAGGGTGTGAGCCCCTCGTTACTGCGCTCGGACGAAGAGGTGCAGCAGATCCAGCAGCAGAGAGCTCAGCAGCAACAGCAGATGGCGCAGCAGGAGCAAGCTCAGCAGGGCGTGGACGCCTTGAGCAAGTTGGGCAAGGTCCCCGCAGGCGGCGACACCATGGCGGGTCAGGCCGTCGAGGCGCTCCAGGCCGAGATGGGGCAGTAAAAAAGTGCGCATTGATTTTTATTGAAGGTTTTAAATGTCAGGAAAGATTCGCAATCCGTTTGACGAAGCGAAGCTCAAGGAAGAAAGACAAGAACGCGAAGCGCAGAAAGCGAGCTTTGACGAGGCTTTTAAAGAGTCTCTCATCCGCCTTCTGGGTACGCGGGACGGAAAGATTGTGTTTAACAAACTCTTTTCCGACTGCGCCTTGTTCTCCTCCTCTTTTGACACCAACGCTCTCGCGATGGCTAACAAAGAGGGAAAGAAAACTTTCGGCCTTGTCGTGCTGAGCTACGTCATGACCTATTGCCCGGAACAATACACCGAGATAAGGAAGATATCGGATGAGTACAGAAAATGACAGCGGCTCCCAAAACACCAGTCAGGAGACGTTAGTACCTCCTTCGCAGAATGAGCAACAGTCTTCTCCTTTGGACCAGGGGCAGTCTTCTCAGACCACCGCTCCGACTGAAAAGGAGGCCGGTACTGAGAAGACTGAAACTTCTCCGGCGCCCGAAACTAAGGCCGCTCAGACGGTAAGCAATCCGCTTGAGATTAAGCCTGAGGCAGACGACGCCAAGAAGGCCGAAGGTCAGGAAGGACAGAAGCAGGAAGCGAAAGAGGATGCGGCACCTGAAAGTTACGCCGACTTCAAAGCACCCGAAGGTGTAGAGCTCAATAGCGCAGTGGTCGACTCCTTTAAGGGTATCGCCAAAAAGCTCAATCTCTCGCAGGAGAAGGCCCAGGCCGTAATCGATGAGATCACGCCCGTGATGGTTTCCCAGCAGGTTGAGTTTATTAACAAGGTCAGCGGCCAGTGGCTGGAGAAGGCTAAGAAGGACCCCGAGATCGGCGGTTCCAACTATGACGCCTCCATCCAGCGTGCGATTAAGGTCAGAGACCGATTCGGCAAAGGCGCCGACGGCAACTATGACGCAGATATCGCAGAACTGTTCTCGCTGCCTGTTGGGTCGCACCCCGGCTTTATCAAATTCCTAGCAAGAGTCGGCGCGGCAATCAGCGAAGATACTCCGCCCAAAGGTCGAGTATCCGGAGCAATCACACCTCAAGATATTTACGGTTAATTTGGGAGAGTAAAAATGGCAGACGTTTTTAGCGGCATGACGCCCGTCACGATGGCCGAATGGCAGTCGCTCGTTCCGGACAGCGACGTGACAAAGAAAGTTTTCATCCAAACAGTCCGAGATTATCAGCCCTTCTTTGACCGCGCCACTATGGTCCGCGGCAACGACGGCCAGGGCATGAAAGGCGCACTGGCGGATAAATATCCGGAAGGCCAGCTCGTCGGTATTAACGAAGGCTGGGACGCATCCACGCCGACCGGCCGTGCAGTACGCTACCCGTCCTGCATTGTTCGCGACCGTTCCGTGATCGGTAAGCTCCAGCTCGAAAGAATGCCGGAAAAGGACCGCGCACCGTATCGCGCCCGTAAGGACCAAATGTTTATGCGCGGTCTTACTCGCGGCATGGTTAAACGTGTCTTCCAGGGTAATCCGGAAACTGACCCGAGAGACTGCTTAGGCCTGGCTAATATCGTTTTGCCGGGCAAAGACGGAGGCGCCTGGAAGAATTCCATCATTGACGCCGGCGGTACAGTGGCCAGCGGCTCCACGAGCACGCTCACTTCGATTTACTTCATTAACTGGCATCCGGAAGCCATGACCTTGTTCTTCCCGGAAAACGGCGGTACAACCGGTATCTCCGTTGAAGTCCAGAAGGCTCCGATCTATATTCCGGACGCTAACGGCAAGATGTTCCCGGCATACGTCACTGAGTTCGGCTATGACCTCGGCGTATTCGCCGGCAACCCGGAAAACATTGTCCGTATCGCAAACGTCGATACCTCCAAGATCACGACCGCTAAGGGTGCAGCTGACCTCTTGAAGTTGTTCGTGGAAGCACGTCACCGCCTGCGCACAGACGACTTCTCTCATGTCGGTATCTACTGCACGGACCAGGTCGGCATGATCTACGACTTGCAGCTTCTGGAGAAGACGAAGTACACGCTTGAATACAAGACCTTCGGCAAACGTGAAGGCATGCTGTCCTTCGGCGGTATTCCGATCTATCAGTACGGCACGGACGTGCTTAACGCAAGCGAATCCGCGATCACAATTTCCTAATAGGAGGCGTTATGGTTTTCGATATTAAGATGATGCTTGCCGACAAAAAGGAGGCCAAAACCGCCTTTACTTCGTCCGGCTTAGACTTCGGCTCCACCCTGGTAGAGTCTGGTGTCAACGGTCACAAGATGGCGCTTTGTATCTCCGCAAGCGGCGTGGCCGGCACCAGCCTGGCCTTCAAGATTGAGGACTCGGCTGATAACTCTACTTTTGCCACTGTCGCAACATCTAAGGCATTCACGCCCACTGAGCTCAAGAATCCAATCGTGGTGGGGCTCCCCTTCGAGCACAGACGCTACCTGCGTATTGTGACTGTTCCGACAAGCGTCACGGCGGGCACCGTCACGGCCTGGATCGGCAACGACTACAAGCTCGGCCAAGTCAAAGAAGGCGAGGGCTGGGAGTTCCGTACAGAAAAGGCAACTGCGGCAGCCGGCGGTGACAGCTAATCAGCAGTAAACAACCGAAAATTTGTCGGAGGAGGCGGGCATAAAACCCGCCTTTACTTTTATGGCTAATCAAATCGAAATCTGCAATGCCGCACTGTCTCAGCTCGGTGCGGACTCTAACATTACGTCTATCGATCCTCCGGACGGCTCGCAGTACTCCGAGCAGTGCGCGGCCTACTACCCGATGGCACTGCGTTACCTGCTGGAGCAATTTAACTGGAGCTTTGCCCAGAGCCGCTACAAGCCGCCGCAGTACGTGGAGCTTGATAGAACGATGTACCCGTGGAGCTATGGATATTCTTTGCCAAGCGACTGCATGTGTGTTGTGGGTCTTTACTGCGCCGGCGGCCAACCCTGGGAAGCCACACTGCCGTATGAGATCGAATATCGCGAAAGCGAAAACACCATATTCTTACTGACAGACGTTAAGGACGCCGTGATCGTCTATACGCGTTACGTGAACAATCCGCAGATGTTTCCGGGCTACTTCACTGAGGCCCTCGTCATGCGATTGGCGGCCTACCTTGCCGGCGCCCTGGTTAAGAATCAGACTGCGGACAAGTATCTCAAGTATGCGGAAGACGCCTTGAGCAAGGCCAAGACGCGCGACGCAAAGAAGAGCGCGCACCAGCACCCGAAGTATTTAGCGGCACAACTTAGAGCGAGGTTCGTGTAATGGCAGTCAGAATCTTTAGAAACTCTTTCGGCGGCGGCGAAATCTCTAATACCATGTATGCCCGTGTAGATGACGCTAAGAATCAGACGGGCCTGGCCAAGTGCAAGAATTTTATCGTCGAGCCTCAGGGCCCGGTCTTCCGGCGCCCGGGCTTTGAGTACGTGGCGCATACGAAATACTCGGATAGAAAATGCCGCCTGATCCCGTTCTTGTTTTCGCTGGACCAGACGATGGTCTTAGAGGTGGGACACAAGTACATCCGCTTCCATACGCATAAGCAAACTTTGATGTCCGGCAATGCTCCGTATGAAATCACGACTCCGTATGAGGAGGCTGATCTTTTCGAGCTGAGTTTCGTCCAGAGTATTGACGTGATTACGATCGCGCACATCAACTATCCGACCAAAACTCTGAGGCGCCACGGCGCTACTGACTGGCGCCTGGAGAACGTGAACTTTAATACCACGCTGTCAGCACCTACGGGCCTGGCCGTGACGCAGACAATCGGTCCGGATGTGGAAGAAAAGAATAAAGGGCTTTTTAAGCGGAAGTATGGTGTCACGGCTTTGAACGCTGACGCTTCAGAGGAAAGCCCGTTGTCGGCCACCGTCGAGATCAACTGTAATCCTTTTGCGGACGGCGCTTACAACACGCTCACCTGGAATGCCGTCCCGGGCGCTGCTATGTATCGTGTGTATCGCAACGTCGGCGGCGTCTACAGCTATATCGGCCAGACGTCCGAGACCTCGATTATCGACGATGCAATCTCTCCGGACTCAGGTATCACACCGCCGCGGTACGACTCCGAAATTACGTCCGGATATCCGGGCACAGTTTCCTACTTCGACCAGCGCAAAATATTTGCCGGCACCCGTACCAAACCGCAATATATTTGGATGACTGCTGCAGGCAGTGAGAACTCTATGGCGTATCACTTGCCCGTCCAGGCCACGGACAGAATCTCGGCTCGAATCTATGCCCGCGACGTCAATCGAATCCGCCATCTGGTTCCTCTGTCTCGTCTTATTCTTCTCACGGCATCAGGGTGCTGGGTTGTGGGCACAACCGACACGGACGCCTTAACGCCTGAGTCAATTAGCTTCAAGGCGCAAAACGCAGAAGGTGCAAGCTCCGTCAATCCCGTAGTCGTAAATTCGGCCTGCGTATACGCCGCGGCCCGTGGCGGCCATCTTCGTGAGATGGGCTACTCATACGAGCGAGGCGGCTTTATTTCCGGAGATTTATGCCTTAGAGCGCCTCACCTATTCGACCATAAAACGGTGATCGATATCGCTTACTCCAAGGCGCCAAATCCGATTATTTGGTCAGTCTCCAGCGACGGCGTACTGGTTGCATTTACGTACATTCCGGAGCAGCAGATCGGGGCATTCTCTACGATTGAAACGAAAGGGTCGTTTGAGTCGGTGACCGTGGTGTCCGAGGGCTTCGAGGATATCCCTTACGTCGTTACCAGCCGAAAAATAAACGGTCAAACTGTCCGATTTATCGAGCGCATGCATGAAATGCAGTCGCCCTCAAGAGCGGAATCCTGCTACGTTGACTGCGCGGGTTTCTATCAGGGCAATCCGACTAAGACGATCACGGGCCTCTCTTGGTTAGAAGGCGAGACAGTCTCCATCCTGGCCGACGGCTACGTTGTACCGGATCAGAAGGTAGTCAGCGGCAAAATCACACTGGAGGATGAGGCCTCGACGGTCTACGTCGGCCTGCAATACGACTCCGATATGGTCACCTTACCGATTCACCTTCAGCTCAACGATATGTCTTACGGCACCTCTCACCGTAAAAATATTACGGAGGTCACGCTTCGGCTGAATGAATCCTCAGGAGTATCGGCGGGATCCTCTTTTGAAAAGCTGTATCACATGCAGCCGCGGGCGACCGAGCTTCCCGGATACCCGCCGAACTTGCGCTCCGGTATCTATGACTTGCAGATCAAGCCTAAATGGAGTGACGAGGGCCAGGTCTATATCCGCCAGTCTCTACCGTTGCCGCTCCGGATAACCTCGATCACGACCACGGTAGAGATTAGCTAATCCGACAATAGTGCGCATTGACGAACGGGGCGGCGTCAAGATAGGCGCACTATTGGAGGTTTTATGGCTATTGGTTTTACTACCGCTTCAATGATCGGCACGGGAATCTCTGCCGGTATTTCCGCTGTCGGTTCGATCTTCACAACCCGCTACAACAACGCTATCGCCAAGGCCCAGGCAAATATCGCCAAGGAAAACGCCAAGACGATGGAATTGCAGGCGCAGTACACCCTGTTTGCAGCAGAGACTAAGGTTCAGCACGAAACGATGCAGGCAGGCCAAGTCAAAGCTAGGCAGAAGGCTGCGCTCGCCGCCAACGGTGTTGCGATCGGCAGCGGTAGCGCGGCACAGATTACAGCTTCCACCGACATCATCAAGACGATTAACAAGAATCGCATTGAGACCGATGCTCATGCCGCTGCCTGGGGCTATCGCCAGCGGGCTACCGACTTCAAAAACCAGGCCTTGATGTTTAACGCCAAGAAACAAAGTGTGGGCCTGAACTTCATGTCCACGGCGCTCAACGGCTTGTCTCAGGTGGGCATGACCTACGCCTTTGGAAAACTTGCCGAGGGCAAAACAAAAGAGCCGGCACAAGACACGCCGCTCAAGGTTGACGCCATCAGCGGAGCAGATCCGGGTCTGAAGATCGATGCGATTTCTTCGGCCGATCCTGGCCTGCGCATTGACGGAATTTCGTCTGCCGATCCGGGAATCCGGGTAGGCGCAGTATCTGCGGCCCAGCCGATTTTTACGCCGCTTTATAACTTCAATCCTCTTTCGATCAACAACAAGGTCTCGATCCTAGGCAGATAAATATGCAAGTACCCATTTATCAAAACAACACGCCGAATCCTCAGAGCGAACAATCTTTTGCTCGGCCCGGAGAAAACGTCCAGCCGACCTTCGACTACGAGCGCGCTATGGAGCGGGCCACTCAGCCCTTGAAGGCAGGTATCGGCTTAAGCGTCAAGTTTGCCGAGAAGGCCGAGGCTCAGCAGGTCAAAGCCGAGGCCGACGAGGCGCTCAACGGCCTGGATCAGGAATTAAGAGAACTGCAATGGAATCCGGAAAGTGGTTATTACGCCATGAAGGGCAAGACCGCAGTGGAAGGTTACGACCCGACCCGCGAGGCCATGAACAAGGCGTATCAGACACGCCTGGATAAACTGCAAAACCCGCTCGCAAAACAGGCTTTCACTTCTGTCGCACTGGAGAAGATCAACTCCTACGATCAATCCATGCAGCGCTATCGCCTGAAAGAAAATGCCGCCTATAAGGCGGAAGTCTCGGACACGCGGGCCAAATCCCTGATCGATGACTTCGCCTTCTCCGGATTCGGTCCGGACTCCGAACGCACGATGGCAAGCCTCATGGATGAGGTTGACTACCAGGGCAAGATCGGCGGCAAGAGTCCTGAATGGATCGCAAGACAAAAGGACAACTACGCCGCATTGGCCTATGCCTCGGCCTATCAGCAGATGGCGGTCGAAGACCCGTATGGGGCGCTTAAGCACTTCCAGCAGGTCGGCTCCACGAAGATGAGTCCGGACGTATCTCGCAAGACCTATGCTTTGTTGCGTGAGCGCGTATGGCCTCAGCTCCAGGAAACAGTGGACGCAATGGGTGGTCCGGAAGCGATTGGCCTGACCCAAGGGTCGGCTGCACGCGCCGCCGGAAAAGTTGACGTCCGAGTCTCCGGCGCCCAGGCGGGTTTAGGTACGCCGCCCAGTGTTCCGGACAAGGTGCTGAATACGATCGGCTACAAGTTCTGCAATCCGCTCAATATCAAAGTCTTCGGCAATAACTGGAGCGGCATGGTCGGTCAAGACGCCCGCGGTCATGCTATTTTCGAGACCCCGCAGGACGGTATTTGCGCCGCGGCCAAGATTCTCAAGACCTATGCCTCCAAGTACGGTATCAACACCGTGGACGGCATTGTGGACAGATTCTGCGCCGCCAGCGACGGCGTGACACGCGCCTACATCAGTAATGTCTGCAAGGCCATGGGCGTCAATCCCGGAGAGGCCCTTGACGTCAAGGACCCGCAGGTGATGACCAAGCTCATCAGCGCGATGATGCGCCAGGAGATTGGCGCGGTCGCGTACTCCCAAGAGACGATCACCGCCGGGGTTCATAAGGCGCTGGGAATCGATAAGAACGATTACTCCGACAAATTTAATACTCAACTCACTGAGGACGAAGAAAAGCAGTACCAAGCATGGGCAAAGAAGATCGGCCATGAGCGTGATGTTTACGACTATGACCTTAGAGGCGCATGGAAGGCGGGCGCGGCTCAAGCAGAAAACGGCCACTTCCCCGATACGTTTAAAAAGCCAAATCATCCGACTTTTAGTGTCGAGAGCAAGTACCACGACGGAAAGAATTATGTCGGAGGCCACTGGGTAGTAGAGAACGGGCAAAACATTTTTATCGGCCCTCATGGAGAACGCCGAGACGATAACGGGAAACTTCTGTCTCAGAAGGCGGAAGCTCCGCGCCTGACCTCTAAGGACGTGGCCTTTAATCCGAACGTCAAGACAGGCGATCCGGTGATCGATGCGTTACCTCTTCCGGACAAGATCAAGTTATTCCGCGCATCCAGGCAGAGACGCGGCCAGCAGGCTCAGCAGGCCAAGGTCGAGTTAAAGCGCTCCGTGGACAACGTCTTATCCCGCGCGATCAACACGGGCGACGTATCCGAGCTCCCGGATGTAGCAGACTTCATTAGCGTGTACGGCCAGGACGAGGGCGTCCGCATGCACTCCGAAGTCGAAAAGCAGGCGCAGCTCAATGCCGCCATTCACTCCATGCCGGCGATGTCTGTAGGCGATATGGACGCTACAAGCCGAGCGCTCACGCCTCAGAAAGATGATCCTGAGTACGCCATCCGCATGGAGCAGAAGACCACGTGGGATAAGGCCGCAGAGAAGGTCAAGACCGAGCGAGCCAAGGATCCGATGCGCTTTGCGATCGAGGGCATCCCGGAACTCGGTTTTAAGCCTATCACGGAATGGAGTAATCAGACGCTCGCGATCCGAGAGCTTACCAACCGCATCAGCAGCTACAAGGATGTGGCCCGGCGATTCGGTACTGACGCGCATATTCTCACAAAAACCGAGGCCACAGGGTTATGCCAAGCCTTTGCCAACATGGACGAGGATCACCAGGCCGAGTATGCGCAGAAGTTATCCGATGCGATCTTTGATCCGGTGACCGGAAGCAGTGACGCGCTGGCGGCAATGGCCACCGATCTCGGCAAGGATCACCGTCTGCTGGCTATCGCTTTGGGTGTGGCCTCCACGCCTCAGGGCCGAGAGAATAACGGCGCACTCCGCCAAATCAAGGGCAACTACTACCGCAGAAACAAAGTCAATGACGCCAATAAGGACGAGCCGGAAATTCGTCAGAAGTTGGACGGTGTGTTGCCGATCCCGCCCGGGAGTCCGGAGTACGAGGATCTAATCTCCGCAGTTTTAAACGAGCACGCTTATGCGCTCCAGGCGGGCGGCTCAAGCGACGTGGACACGGCGATTGAAAATGTGATCGGCCCGGTGGCAGAGCACAACGGCGCGAAGATCATTTTGCCGTCCAGACTCTCGCAGGCGAGCAAGGACTTGATGACCTTTACCAAGCTCGGATCTTTTGAAGACGTTTTGCAGGTCTACAGCAAGGACTTCTTGAAAGGCGGTAAAAAGCTCGTTTATCGGAATCAAGTGATTTCTCCGGAACAGTCTGCCAGGCTCATCAACACGGCACCTCTCAAGTGGGTAGGCGACGGCGTCTACTTTATCCGCGACGGCTTGCGCTACGTAACCGACGAAAAGGGCGAGCCCTTCCGACTTGACCTTAACGACACAATTTCCCGGAGAATTAAATGAGCTGGATCAATCGTTTCGGACTGACCAATGAAGAAGCTAAAGTCATTAATCAGTACAGTGCTCCGGAGAAAGACGCCGAGGCCCTGACGCCCGGACTTTTCGAGAGCTCCTGGGGCGCGATCGGCCAGTCTTTTGGAAAAGAATGGGAAGCCACGAAGTCGGACATTAGCGAGGCGGCCGCGCTCAGGGTCGAAGATGATGATTACTACCTCGCCCAGCAGGAGGATCCCTTTGCGCCTGAGCTCAATGCCAATAAGGACGCAGTCGTCAATCGCCTGAGGCAAGACGCAAAAGAGGCGCGCCTTAAGATCAAGAACGATTACACGCCGAATCCCGAGACCACCGGCACGGCGGCCATGATCCTCTACGGTCTGACCGGTTCTTTGGCCAAGGGTATCGGTTACTCCGTTCTCGCGGGCGGCAATCCGTTCGTCGGCGGTGCGCTATTCGGCGCCGACCTCGGACGTTATGAGAAAGATAAGCTCCAGGACAAGGGCGTGGATACAGAGACGGCCACGAAAGCGGGCTTGATTACAGGCGTGACAAACGCTGTCGGCATGGCGCTCCCCGCCTCCCTCGGCACAAGTTATTTGAAGTCTGCGACCTTCGGCGCCCTGGTCAATCCCGCAACTGACATCACTGAGCAGTCGGCGATTAAGTTCGTCCTGGATAACGCGGACTATTCGGTTATCTCCAAAGAGTACGATCCTTTCGATCCTGTAAGCCTAACAACATCCGCCCTCATGGGCGCAGGTTTCGGCCTTCTCGGCGCACGAGGTGCTCGAGTCCGGGCCGCAAGAGAAGCAGCGGAAAAGGCCCAGGCTGAGGCTCCGGCCGCACCCGTGGAAGGTCAGGCAAGCCGCATGAATAAGAGTGTGCTTGAGTCCATTCAGAACCGCGACAGAAGCGGTAAAGAAAGCCGCTTGCAGATGCAGCAGATCGCGCAGGCTCCGGACTTCAATCGCTTGCGCAATGGTGCAACTTTGGGCGAGGGTACGCCCGTGATCGCGTATTTGCCGGAAGACTCCTCGGCCATTCTCGGTAAGACGGTTACAGTCTCGGACACCAACGGCGACCGCACCACGATGCGCTATGCCCTGATTGAGGCAAGCGATGTGATGACCTCTAACAGTGTCGACGGCAGTCTCAATGCCAATTTCACAAATCCCGATGTCCAGGGCGCCCGTGCTATCGCGGGCAACGGTCGTATCGCAGGCCTCCAGGAAGCCTATCGCAACGTCAAGGCCACGAAGTACAAAGAGGAATTGACCAAGGTCTTAAAAGAATTCGGCATCAGCCGCCGCGCGGTCAAGAAGATGCGCGAGCCGATTCTTGTACGTGTGATGGATGATGCGGACGTTAAGGAAGGCGTCGGTGAATTGTCCAACCGCACCGGAACGCTGAAATTAAATCCCGCAGAGCAGGCCGCCCAGGATGCGAGGAATGTGCGCCTGGAGGAGGTTGAGTTCACGAAGGACAACGGTATCTCCGTTCGTTCTATGGACGAGTTTGTGCGCCGTACACCGGACAAGGAAGGCCTCATCGACGCCGAGGGCAAGGTCATCTATGACAATGTCCGCCAAAGAATGAAGTCGGCGATCTTTGCCGCGGCTTATCCGGACAACCGACTGATTAACCGCTTTATCGCAGACGACCCGAAGGACAAGCAGGTGATGGACGTTCTCCAGGCCGCTGCACCCGAGGTCGTCAAACTCAGACGTCACGGCGGAGACTTTGACTTTTCAGGCGACCTCATGGAGGCGCTTGCCGACTACATGCAGACCAAACAAGAGGCCCGCAAGATCCATGGAGAGAAAGTTGAAGGCGAGATCGGCCACGCCGGTACAGGCCTGGTTTAGAGACATTCTGTTATCCAAGAATCCCGAGCGGCTCAAAGACGCTCTGGCTCGATTCAATGAGGTGGCCCAGCAGGAGAGCGGCGGCGAAGGACTATTCGGTAAAGTCAGCCGCGACGAGGTTTTCAACCAGGTCAAAAACGAGTTCGGCGCGTTCGATAAAGCAATCGACTCGATCACTCCGAGCGCGGTGGACGCCGCCATGGAGCTCCGTAACGCTGACGTGATCGAGGGCGATCAGCCCTCAGGCATGAACGGCGACATCAACAAGTCGATTGCCGATGAGAAACTTGCCCGGGAACAGTTGGATGACGGAGAGCCGGTTAATGTCTCAGGCGAAGGCGTCGATCCGGAAACGCTGAGAACGCAGTTCGACTCCTTCAGAGATCGTGTGTTTAACCAGCTCCTGGGCGCCGGGTTTAAAGAAAAACTCGCGGCCTATTCCGCAGACCTCTACGACGCTTTCTACAGAACATTGGGAGAGCGGTTAGGCATGAGCGCGGACGAATTGGAGAAACGCTATGCGCTCAAGGTTCGCAAAGGCGGGAAGGAAACCGCCGAAGGCCTTTTCCAGTCGAGAGTATCTAGTCAGAAGGAAAGGCTAGAGGTATGGCTGAAGCCGTCGGAAATTGAAACCGCTAGAGGAAAAACACGCGGCGAAATTGAGGCTATTTTCGGAACAGAATTAGAAGATATAGCCACTGTCCCGGACGCCTACTTAAAAGCGATTTTCGGGGATAGAGTAACAGATCCCCGTGTTTACACGTCTAAGGCTTATTTTTTAGACCATGTTGTAAATCACCATGCGCCCGATGTTCTTCCAGAAGATTATCTCCAGATTCAGAACATCATCAATAACCCGGACGAAGTTATTAGAGATACTCGGGTCAATGAAAAAGGAGTAAGAAGAAACGGAGTAATTTTTACGAAGTTGATAGGAAAGACGTATTTGCTCGCTATTAACTTAGAAGAGACGGGGAGCGGCAAACTCCAGCTCTACAAATCGTTGCATAGAACAAGAAATAAAAAACCCTATCGCAAAATGGATAGGGTTACCTTGTCCGTGGACACCCTCTCCGAAAAATCGAAGAACCCTCACGATGCAGTCGTATCCCCGAAGGGACACCCGGCGGCAGGCGACAAATTTTCCGCTCTAGACAAGGATTCCAGTATAAAAGATCCGTCAAGGGAAAACAATGGCTATCCTCAATCAGGGGATGAGACTCGCGGCATGTACACGCCAGCTGAGAAGATGATTACCTTGTTCGGTACGGCCGACGAATCGACTTTCGTCCATGAGTCCGGACATTACTTCCTGGACGTTATGACGGACGTGGCAATGCGCTCCGACGCGCCCGAGCAGGTGAGGGCCGACATTCAGACCCTTATGGATTGGTTCGGCCTCAAGGACCTCGACGAATGGAACGGCTTATCGCTCGAAGAAAAGCGGCAATTCCACGAGCAGTTTGCCCGTGGCTTTGAGCAGTACCTCCGTGACGGTGTGGCACCGTCCTCCAGGCTGGAAGCGATCTTCAAGCAGTTCAAGGACTGGCTCGTGTCGATCTACAAATCGGCCGCAGACTTAGATGTTGAATTGACGCCTGAGGTCAGAGATGTCTACGCCCGCATGCTCGCAACCGATAAAGAAATCGCGGCCAAGAGCGAAGCAGACTCTCCGAGCCTATTTGGCGAAGACCTCGGCCGGACGGTTAGCCAGGCGGTCGATAACACCAATTTGCCGGACGAGACCAAGGCAGTGATTAAAGATGGCCTCGAAGCTATGGGCATTAAGACCGAGCAGGCGCCGGATCAAAGCAAGTTGGCAGGCGTCATGACGGATGACCAATTTGTTCAAAGCCGCTTTGATCTCGACATGGAGAAGTACGGCGATATGCCGATCTTGGACGAAAACGGCAACGAGACCACGCCGCGCGAGATGGTGGCCGGAGACCTGGCAGCGGCTGAGCAGTTGGAGAAGGACGCAAGCGGAATGTCCCGCGCCGCGCTTTGTATGTTTACCAATAACGCCTTCGATTAAGGATTAGAAAATGGCAAAAGGTTTAAAGAAAGAATGTTTGGACTCGGTTAGCCAAGTTATCGGCCGACAGCTAACGGCCAAGGAAGGCGAGGACATTGTCCTTAACATTAAAAGCAAGGTGCTCGATATCCGGAAAACCGAGCCCAACCTGACCAAAGACCAATATGTTGCCAAGGCCGCTGCGCTCGTGGCGCAGGATATGCAGTACCGGGCCACCCGTATGAAGGTCAATGCACAGCGCCAGGTGATCGCGCTCGCCGCTATGCAGAACTATACCGCCGACATGCGGGCCAAGGGCTTGAGCGCAAACTCGGCCGCCATGAGGTATTTGGATAAAGTCGACAAGCACGCCGTCGGCGTATCGAAGGAATATGCCTCGGAGCTAGTGGATACGCTCCAGGCCGCTTGCCCTAAGTTTTTCGGCATGATCGAAAACGACGATGCGGTCGCGGGTATTCTGGCAGAGATCTCCGGCGTCGATACTAAAAACGCGGACTACAAGAAAGCCGCACAAGCCTGGATCCAGTGCACGGAGAAAATGCGTGAGCGTTACAACCGAGCGGGCGGAGACATCCGATCCCGCGAAGACTGGATCATGCCGCAGACCCACAATCAGGGCAAGGTGCTTAACGCCGCCAGAATCCTGGCAGAAAAAACGCCGAAGAGTTTTGCCGGACGCACTGCGGCCAGGGCGAAAGCGGCCACACAGGTATTTAAGAAACACGATTTTGCCGCCAACCGTGACGCGTGGGTCGATTGGGTTTTCGACCGCCTGGATAAAACCCAGTATCTTGACGACAACCTGGAGCAAATGAACGACCTGGAGATTAAAAACGTCCTCCGGGAAGCGTATCTCTCCATTACGGAGAACGGGGATCAGCATCAGAATGCAGCTGACGCAAAGCCGAGCGGCAGGGGCAAAGCGAAGTCGGAACAGCGCCAGGAGCACCGCACGATTCACTTTAAGGACTACAAGGCCAGGATCGAATACAACCGGATGTTTGGGCAGAACCCGTCGATCTTCGGCACTATGCTGTCGCACGTCAGCGCGATGTCGCGAGACATTACGCTCCTGGAGGAAATGGGGCCGAGTCCGACTACTACTTTTAACACCCTTCGCAGATCTACAGAGATTCTTAATAATCAGTCCAATAATGTAGAAGGCAAAAAGGTTACAACTGCGGAGTTCATGCTCAATGCGATGTGGAAAAACCTTAACGGCAGCAGAGGCATCCAGAATGAAACCCTTGCCGCAATCGCGCAAGGCGCTCGTAATCTCCAAGTTGCTGGCAAACTCGGTGGTGCATTCTTAACGAGCATGTCTGATATTGCTACGTACTTTCACATGTGTCATGTCAACCACATGCCCTTTGCGCAGAGCGCGATGTACTTAGTGAAGTCGCTTAATCCGGCGGATAAGAGTGACGTGGCTTTTGCCGCTCAGGCGGGCGTGATCGGAGACGTTTTCAACTCTGCCGTTAATAGATTCGTCACGGACAATATGAGCCAGGGCGTAACCTCCAAATTGGCAGACGCCACCATGAGGGCTTCCCTTTTGTCGCAGTGGACGGACGGTATCAGAAGAGGTGCCGCGCAAACGGCAATGGCCTTTTACACGAATGCCCGGAAATACGACTGGAATACGTGCGACGGCTGGCTTAGAGAGCGCCTGGAAAACTTTGGCCTCGATGAGACGTTTTGGAAGGTCATCCAGAAGGCGCCGGCGGAAAAGTTCGACGATGCAGAGTTTGTTACTAAGAACAGCATTCTTAATATCTCGGATGCGGACCTTGCCGCGCTGGGAATCTCTCGGCACGCACTGGAGAAGTACGCCTCGGATTACCTGGCCTTCGTTTTCGATGACGCGCATATGGCCTCGTTACAGCCCGACCTATACACTCAAGCGATTTCTAATTTAGGGCTAGCCAGGGGCACAATCGCGGGTGAAGCGTGGCAATGCTTTTTCTTGTTTAAGTCATTCCCTACGGCGATGCTGACGCGCCACTTCCAAAGGTCCGGGGATCTTTACAGATACAAAAAGCGGACAGCCGGAAAGACGATGGCCGCCGCGTCCCTCGTTGATTACTATGCCCCGTTGTTAATAGGGCCGACGATGATAGCGTTAGTGACGAACATGTTCAAAGACGTTCTCAACGGTCAGGACATCCAGGATCCCTTCACCACCGACAATATCGCCAGGGCGTTTACGTCCGGAGGCGGAGCCGGTTTTGCCGGAGATATTTTTGTCTCAGCTTTGGGCGATTACAAGTACGGCCACCCGAATATCTACAACGCCTTCGGCCCGGTCTTCTCCTCCATGCTGGACGCTTACACAATCTATGACAAATATACAGATGACCGCGATATTGGCGCCAACGTCCTGCGCTTTGCCAAGAGCAACACCCCGATGGTTAATCTTTGGTACACCAAACAGCTTCTTAATCACGCGGTATTTAACCAACTTCAGGAGATGATGAATCCCGGGTATCACAGACGTATGGAGCGCAAATCCATGAGGATGCGGGGGACGGGATACTGGTGGCAGCCGACGAGCGCAATGCCCGGACGACTCCCGCGTGTGGCCAAATCCAAGGACCGCTGGGAGATCATGAAATAGTGCGCATTGAACTTTTGGGGACTTTTATATTTTTCTTCAAATCGAGGATAGATATATGGTTCCTGAAAGTAATCGTAAGGCGGGTCCCTTTACCGGCATCGGTCAGACGCAGTTCGATTTTGACTTCTATATGCTCAATGCCGACGACGTTGTCGTCATTGTGGCTGACGCAGACGAGAACGAAACAACGCTGACTAAAGACAAATACACTTGCACGCTCAACGCTGATCAAAACACGACGCCGGGCGGCCGCGTGACTTTAAAGACTGCTTTGGCCAGCGGGCATAAGCTCGCAATCTGCAGCGGGGTTCCGTATACCCAGAATCTGAATTTGACGATGTACGGGAATTTCAACCCGACCTCGATCAACAAAGAGGAAGACCGCCGTGTTATCCAGTTGCAGCAGATTGTCGAACAGATGCGCCGCTGCCTGGTAGTGCCGATCACAAACGATAAAACGCCGCAGCAAGTTCTGACTGAGGTTCTTGAAACTGCCGCGACTGCTAACTCCTACGCTCAGTTGGCACAACAAATTTATGACACAGTCAAAGGTGATGTCGCCGAGATCAAAGCGCTCAAAGCCGAGATCGATGACCTAGTCCTTACCTTCCAAACGATCGAGCAACTTGCGGCCCAGGCGCAGGCCAACGCGCACTCTACGAACGACGACAAGCTGACATGCCAACAGGCCCTCCAGCAGATTCAAGCGATCGCGGCGCAAACCGGATTCTCTACCCGGACAAGCCCGACGGTATCCGAGTCGGAGACTTTTCCGCTTTCTAATTTGACGCCCTCCGCCTATGTAAAGGTGGGAGACTTGGTGCTCAATTCAGCTAACGGCGACTTATTCCGGATAACCGCGGTAACGGCAACGACAGCCACTGTCGGCGCAAAGATTTCAAACCTTCGCGGCCCTCGCGGTGAGCGCGGTTTGCAGGGTAGTCCGGGGCCCGCGGGTGAGCGCGGCGAGCAGGGGCCTATGGGCCAAAGCCCGTATGCCTCGTGTTTCGGGCAGTTCCAAGTAAACGCAAACGGCGTACTCCAACTCGAATATGTCGGCCTGGCGCCGGCTCAGTTTTCAATTAACGACAACGGAATAGTGGAGGCAACTTATGCCAACTCTTAGCATCGGTAAGGTGCGCTATGTGTGGAAAGGCACATGGAGCTCTACCGCAACATACGACATTCTTGACCGCGTGCAGGACGCTGACGGTTATGTTTATGAATCCATTAAAGCAGTTCCCGCAGGTACAGAACTTACGAACGAAAACTATTGGATAAAGCTTTCAGTTCAAGGCCCCCGCGGTTTGAAGGGTGATACGGGTAATGACGGGCCTAAAGGCGATCCGGGCGAGGCGCCGACCGCCATTCTGTACACCGAGCAGAATAATCTGACGGATGCTCAGCGGGCACAAGCTCGAACAAAGATCGGATGGGCCTCTGCGTTAGCCACGTCTTTTGCTTCGGCGGTAGCGGCCTGGGTGACCAGCACTTTGGGCTCAAAGATC